TTGGCCCGGCAGCGCCGCCGCCGCCCGCACCTTCGTTTGTGCCGCCGTTGCCACCGTTATATTTTGTGGTTCCCGAGCCTCCCGAGCCTCCAGTGCCGCTGCTGCTACCACCGATGGCTTCAACCGTCCCGGTAGCGCTGAACCACGTCACGCCGCCGCTCGTAGCACCCGTGCCGTTATTATACCCCGTGCCCCCGGTGCCGATCACGATGGGAATTATTGAGCCAGAGGTAGATACGAAGTTTACAATTTTGCTATAACTTCCACCACCACCGCCCTTACCCGTGCCACCGGAACTACCGCCGCCGCCGCCGCCGATCACTTCTATGGTATTTACATTGGTCCAGTCTGACGGAATCGTGTAGCTTGTGCCGCTGGTGAGAATGACTACTTTTTGTGTCATATTAAAATTCCAGCATTTCTAATGACAAAAAGAGGGTAGTCTCCTAATTTGTCGCGTTGCCGTTCATGTTATTAAAACCAGGCCTGTTTGCCAGACTGCCGATAAGATGAGCGGAGGCACTGCGCACAACTGTCAATATAGGAATGTGATGAGCATTAAGATGGTCATTCACCTCTTCAAAGAACTTCGGCTCCATCTCGCTGGTGCGAAGTTTCCCAAGCGTAACCATCTGGTGGGCAATCCTTGCGGACTTTGCCAGAGTGTCAGGGTAATGAATAATCACGTTAGGCACCTTTCCGGGTTGCATTACCCGGATGGGAACATGGGGTTCGCAGGCCAATGAAAGGAAGATTTCGCCATCACCTTCAGCCTCGGACCCAATAGCAACATGAGTCATAACCAGATCGGTGTCTTCTGTCACCTCTGGAAACATTACACGTATATACAATGCCCCTATTTCAAGCTCTACCGGAACGCGGGCATAGCCTTTATATGTTATCTCATTGTCACCCTGAGATGACGGCTTCGCGGTGTGGATTGATGCCCATGCCATTATAGAACACTCCAATCATCTGCAAAGATATCACCACTCATAGGATGATAGTGCTGTGACGGATGATCCTTTGAAGACCAAAGCAAGTCATCATTGTCATAGCTGACATTGGCGCTGCTCGACCACATAGAGCGCGCGACCCTCGTTCCCTCTTTCGCCAATTTCATTGCTTCGAGAAAGTTCATTAATTTAGCTCAGGGTAAGAATTGACGCCGTTGTGAGAGAGGGGGTAACACCCGACGATACTGCAATCGTTGGGCTGATAGAGCCAGCGAAGAACAGAAGTCCGTTCCCGCTCGATACTGCGCCAAGACCGGCATATTGCTCTGTCTCGCTCCCGCCCGTAGCGGCAGGAAAGCTGATATTTGCGACAGGAACTACGGTGTTGGTGCTGACTGTCCACCCGCTTCCGCTACGAGCCACGGCTACACGCGCATAGCTGGTGTAAGCAGCCTCAGACGTGCTTTGCGTTCCCGCAGTCGGATCTGCAGTATGAAGCGAGGCATACACATTCGTTGTGGGGGGCTGCAGCATTCTGTGCGATACCAGCAATTGACGTGCCCTCAAAAATAAGGTTAAGCAAGCCAGTTGCGAATGTTCCTGCGGTTCCGGTCATATTATGTTGGCCCTCCTGGGCTTCCTGCTTGAATTGATGTCATTTTAACCGATTCCATGCCGGATGTTCCTATGGAGTTGACAAATACTCTGGAAGCAGTAACCGGAAAGGCAAAGTTGTCAGCCTGATTGGTGGTAGCATTCACCAGATCGGTGTTGTCGTGATTAAACCACGTACAGTTTGATGGCAGTGTATTAAAGATATCGTCACCCGTATGCTGCACGGTGTAGTTTATAGTCCCGCCGGTAGCGATGACGCAAAACAGACTCACATTAAACGGACTGTGAAAATAGTCATAGGTAACTGGCAGGCTCGCGCCAGTTGTAAGACTCATACTGGTGGTTTGGCGCTGCATATTGCACCTTCCTAAACTGGCGTTACGCCGCAGAGGAACTGAGGGGAATCAGGTGTGGCACGCGCAATGTTGAGGAAGGGCAGCGTCTGGTAAATCACAAGACGATTCGCACCCTGCGAAGCAGTCTGCAGCGCGTATGTACCGCGCGGATCCCCCGTGCTGGTGGTAGCGGGAGTCGTTTGGTCAGCCTTCGTCCAACCGGTCGCAGACGTAATAAGTGTCTGGCCGAAGTAAATCATCAGATTTTCCCAGAAATCATTACGAAAGGGGAATCCAAACAGATCCTGCGTCACGATTGAATAAGTGTGAGTGCTGTCAGCAAAGCCCGGAGTGACCGAGTTAATCATTTTATATGTCTTCACCGACTTCCCGGTGGTCGCACCGGATGCGATGGTAACAACTTCGCTTTGGGTCTGGCCATAAATATCAGCACCCTTGATGGTAAATGCGCCACCCGCAGAAAGAGCAGTGCCTACAATAGACACGCCGCGCTCAAGGGTTTGGGTTTCATCAAACACCAAAGCAGCACCACCGGCGATGTATGGAGCATAGAAGGTGGGTCGAATGGGGCCTGCACCATTAATATTAGCCCAGCCGGGAAGTCCCGAGCAAATACGGGCGGTCGTGGAGTTGGTAGCCAGAGCCTTGTCTGCGACAGTGATGGTCGTTGCGGTCGCCAGAGACACGACATAGGTAAACAGATGGGCCGTGCCAGCGGCGTTGCCGACATTGGTGATGATAATGGGCTGTCCAACGCGGTAAATCGTGCTATTGGCCACCGTCACGGTAACAGAGGCTGACGTTGTGCTCGGAGTTTCAATACCAAGATCCAGCGCCAATGCGCCGGTAGCAATCGCACCGGTGGCAAAATTCTGGTACGGAATATTCAGCGACACGCCAACAGACGCGCCGGTAGCAAGGGTCATCGCCACTCCGCTTATCGCGGGCTGCGGGCTTGCGACGTTGGCCGTGTTACCAGATGTACCGGCAGTGGCCGGGATGGCGCTTACAGCAATAACATCCGGAGCAGCGTAAAAGGATCTGATAACACCAGGATTATCCAGAGCATCCTTGGGTAACGGATAATAGCGGACATCCGGGAATGCCTGTCCCTGATAGGTAATATTCGGACCTGCAACAGGGTTAGTCTTCTGGCCGCTGGTTGCAACGGCATCCATCATATTGCCAGCGGTAACTAGCGGTCCTGAAAATACATCTGCTGACATGGATTATTCCTTAGTCTAATTGTATATACAAATCCTAGAGTAACGGCGCAGTACCCCAGATCGCTCTCCAATCGTTATAACCAAAGCTATACCTTTGGTAGCCCTTCACCAAAACATTATCGGTCGTATCGTCGGTCCAGATTGAGGTTTCAAACGGAATACGATCAAGATAGATAAGGCCCTTGATGTTGGTGAGGACGAACCACGAATAAAGAGACGTTAAGAAATCCATCACCTCATAGCCTTCCGGTAACTGGCCGGTGGCAATAAGGGCATTCACATCGTTATCTGCAGTGCCGGGGCGCAGCTCAGTCTTCGTCAGGCGTGACGCCACGTACTCAAGTGACGGCGGCACAAGCAGCTTGCGACCGCGAGCAAAGATTTTGAGGTTTGCATTGTTGCGGAATGCACGGATTGCAATCAGGGCGTTGTAAAGCGATGTCTCATTCAGATCCACATCGGTCGTCGGCTGGTTGGCAACTGTTCCGCCATCAACCGGGTGAGCGGTATTGATAAGGGAAACGCCATCGCCGCCAATCTGGGTCTGGTAGGTGGTCGCGGTATTGAACAGGTTCGCACCGAGGATTTCCTGACCTTGCTGGAATGATTCCAGAAGGCCCAAATTCATCGGGTTAAACGCAGTTTTGTAGAGGTTGTCATCAATGGACTTGCGGGTTAGCGCATAGCCAAGAGCGATTTCCAGATGTTCCTGCGTGTAAACATAACGCTGGCCGGAGTTGTTGTCGAACGTGGTCGCCTGACCTTCAGCCTTGATGTACGGGAGGCCGACATAGCGCATGCTGACCGAGCGCTCGACTGCCATCTGCGAAGTGCCCTTGGAATAAACCTTGGACCACTGCATGGGAATCTGTTCGTACACGCCTGGGAGTTCCATGACACCCGGCAGGAGGAGGTCTTTAATATATGCAAGCGAGATAGCCATCTATTTTCTCCCCTATACGCCAGTTGCCGAAGTGCCAGACCATGCAGTTGGGTTGGCCATAACTTCGATGATATTGTTTGCGAGGGTGTTGTCGTACCCAAGGTTGCCGATAGGGCCAAGATAGTTGTTGTACCCAAGGCCGAGGATGCGGAACGGATAGGTGCTTGCGGTGGAAACCGTGCCAAAGTCAGCGTAAGCAGTGCTGAGGCCAGTCGTGGTATTGGGAGCTGCATTGGCTCCAAAATTGATATTCATGCCGACATTCGCCTGAACCACAGGGCCGCCGTTTCCGGACTGAACCGCGAATACTGCCTGAGTATCGGTGATCACCGAGGCGTATGCGCTGCCAGCCTGCACATTAGACGGTGCGAGCCATGCAAGCGTGCGAACTTTCTTTTGATTGACTGTATCGTAATACTCTACCCAATCGACAATACCGAACACGGGGCTGTCTGTGACAAGAGCGCGGTCGATATAACCGGTGTTAAGCAGCTTAACCACATCACCCTTGCCAAACGAATTGGAATTCGTTGAGGAGATTTCCTGCAGATTGGTCTGATATGTGGGGGCTGCGCTGAGATTGTTCCTAATGAAAGAAAATCCATTAGGGGCCGAAGTGTTGCTTGCCATCTGACTAACCTAAAGTGTCAGGGAGCAACCAATCCGGCGCGGAAGGTTAGACTCGTTTATATTACCCCTCGCGGCGCGCGAAGGACCTTCATTAAACGTATAATAGCATTATAGCGAAGAAATGCAAAGAGAAATTATTTTGTGCAGCTATCGTACAAATCTTCAAGCTGTTTGCAATACACGGCAACATCATTCCATGTCGTCCCGGTATAGGGAGGTCGCGGAGCGCAGATAGGAGAACTAGCGCAAGCTGCCAGTAATGCCAGCAGGAGGAGCTGCATTGCCGCAGTCAGTAGTTTTTTCACGTATGATTACCTTTTGAATAGTAGCCGTGTCCTTGATGATCTTCACTTCACCTGCGGCAGCTTTGTGTTCCTGAGTAATAGCTGCATTCTCACCTTTATATCCCGTATACCAGACATGAGTGGTCCAGCCCGCTACAAAAGCAGCAAAAATAAATCCTATCGTGAAATAAATATTCATGGCTTGTCCGTCTTTGCTTTGTATCCGATGCCAGCAGCCCCAGCTCCGAGAAGGGAGCCATACCCGGTGCCGTACTGCATGGCATTAAACGAATGCTCCAAATAAACACCGTAACAGGCAAGCCCAAGAAAGATCAAAGAGCCAGCAATAAGTAATACGCGCGCAGGGCAAACAGTCTGTCCGTCGTTTTCAGTAATCAGATCGGAAACAAAGTTCACAGTTTTGATTCCAGCCATGCCTTGGCCTTTGCAATCTCTTCCTTGGTCCACGTGCCAAAAGCTTCCAGATGGGCAATAATACCCGTTGTTTCCGTCTTCGCTTCTACAACAGCTGTATCAACCGCTGCGCCAGCCTGTTCAAGATTGTCAGTCATAGCATTCTCCTTTATTCAGGCACAGCCACGGGAGCAGGATTGCCCCCCGGCAGCTTCTCTTCAAATCCGCGCTCAAGAATAAATCTCTTCGCAGGCATGTCCTTCTCTTTGGACACCATGCCCATTTCCTCAAATTTATCCTGAACGAGGGCACCAGCCTTACGCCCCTCCTCCTTCTTGGCCGCATCACTCATGGTCTTAGGGCGATACATAAGGACGAGGCCCTCGTATTCAAAGATGTCACCCTGCTTAAAGGAGGCGAAATGCTCTTCAAAGCCATCGGAATTGCTCGGAAGATAGCGCCAGCCCGCTCGCCACACTTCTGCGGTGTGCTTCTTGTCGTCCTTGTTCAGCACGCTTTTGCGCTTCCACTCAATAGCGATGCCATCGGGGATTAGTTCTTTCGGCACATAGAGAAAGTCCTTAGCCTCATCGACTTCGCGCTTCACATTAGCGAAATCAGCAAGGGAAATAGGTTTGCGCGGGACAGATTTTGTGGATATTTCAGCCTCCGGGCGCTCATCACCACGATGGACAGCCAATGCTTCTTTTTGCGGATTCCACGTATTGGTCTTGGCAGGAACTTCAACCATTATATTTTCTCCCCATTTGCGCGTTTATCACGGATTTCTAACTGACGGGCCGCATATTTCTTGTATGCCTCATCGTCAGATAGTTTGAATGTCGAATTCTTGCCATAAGTCTTGAGCGCCATCTCTCTCATAGCCCCATCAAGCTTGAATATCCTGCGACCTGTGCGCTGTTCTTCTGCTGCCTGTCCACCGCGCGCACCCGCAGTGGTGGAATCGTGGCTTGCCGGAGCTGCAGTGGAAGTACCAGATGGCTTTTTCTTCACCACAGGAGCGGCATCATTATCATTATCACCATCATCAAACTTGCCTACAGCTTCATTTATGCGTCTGAAATACTCATCGCTGTCAACCCCAACACCGTCATCCACGGCATCCTCATGGGCGGCTATAGCTGCGCGGCGATAATGCTTGTCGGTATTGTATTTCGGATGCTCGCCAATCCATTTTTTTGATTTCTCCGTCAAGCCATCATCCTGAGCCTTGGGAGCAGGCTTATTCTTCTCACGCTCCTTCCAGTTGTCGAAATGGGCCTTCGCGCCTTCAGCACCCTTCTGCTGATAAACAGCCTCAGCAAGCCTCTTCTGAAGATTGATCTGCTCCTTCGCAGGCTTACCGGTGTCGATCGCCTCTTCCAGCGCGCGCTCTGCATTTTCAACAGCAGTCTTGGCGGCCTCTACGCGATTAACGACGGCAGCTTCCTGCGCGACAACCTTCTCACTCTCGGATTTTGCAAGATTGGCCCTCGTAGTGTCAATCTGGCCCCTGGTGGACTCTAATTCTCTTTTTGTGGACGCTTCTCGTTCATTTGCCTCCTTAGCGGACTTCTGCGCGGCCTCCATATCCTTGCGCATCTGCTCAAGCGGGTCGTTCTTTGGCTTTCTGACCGCAGCCTCACCAATTGGAGTGCCTTCCGGCTCACCGGCATGTTCAATTACCACATCCTCCGTTTTTACCTGTGGTGTGGACATAATCACACCGGTATTAACCAAGTCTTTCGGCACGTCCTTGGGTACTTCAACCATTTTATCCCCTATAAATTCTTAGCTGTATATCGAAAAAAAGAAATTCAAATCCAAGTGCCATTAAAAAATCATCTTCTTCATTCTCGCATCGACCTCTAACAGAAATACTTGGAAGAAAATAAAAATAAAGGGGCGAAAAAATAGCCGCCATGAGAGAAAGTCTCTAATCAGCCATCCGTCTGCCATATATACATTCATATTTATTTCCAACTTTCTGTCTGTTTTTCTAAAAATATTTTTCCCAATCTAAGTAATTCTTTTTCAAGCCATATCGCACTTATCATACCAGAAATAATATCTTTTATAGGTGAGTCATCAAGAGAATCATAAAAATCTCTCGTTATTTTAAATGTCAAAGATCCGCAGGCATCTGGTGCGATATTTGCTGAATATTTAGCACTCAATTCAAATCCATCGTTTGGCCAGAAATCTTCTGACATAGTCATTATATCAAAGCCATTCTTTTGATCTTCTAAATATTTAACAGCACCATCTTTACTCATATCACCACACCAATGTTGGATCTTTAATTTTAGCGTCAATATGCAAATCCTGCAGGAACCTGCAGTGTAATCCGGCAATCTCACGCGCCGAACCATGAACGGGGCGATATGTTATCCAGTCCAGCGGTTCCACCTTAAATCCGGCAAAGCTGGTGGTGGCATCATCCACAAAACACGCAGAGCCGACTTTCAAAACCAAGCCTGCAGCCCCCTGGTATTTATCTTCCTCCATGGAAGATTCGGTACGATACAAACCGCCCTCTGTTTTTTCAGGCTGGCGATAAGTAGCTATGAGAAGTTTGTCAGCAGACAATTCTATGGAATCCAGATGAGACGCAATGAAATCCAGAATCGCCTTATGTGGATTGGAGGCGTACTCATCCGTCTTGTGGATATTCTTACCGTAAGTATCGCGTTCGCGTCTGCTGGAAAACTCAGGCATTATTCAGCTTCCCATAAAAAAGTTTTTCGGCAGCTTCAAGGGCACCAATATAATAAACCCTGTTTTTTATCTCCTCTGAGGTTTTTCCATCTTGCAAATCCTGAAGCATATTAGCAAAGCAACTGTTAATCGCACGCTGCCAAAAACCTTCAGTATTTTTTGCTTCATCCATAGTAAGAAAATCATTCATTATTCAGCTTCCTTTCGATTTCGATAGACCATCCGAGTACGTCTTTAAGCGCCATGAGATACCCGCGAGAGATACCGACCTCATGAACGCTGTCATTCCTGCTTTCGATAAATGCGGCTGCCCTGTCGGAGGATTCTTCTCTGATTCTGGTTTCGAGCAGTTCTCTGAACTTTCCACTCATTCATCTCCGTTCGGAGACGCTAAAATCTGACAGCATTGCACTGACAGAACCGGCTTAACCGGGCGATTATCGCTTTAACATCTCGCTTATGCTTTTTAGTATGCAGTTTGCGAAAAAATCTTAGCTTGTATGTACAATATTACTTCTTTTTCTTCGGACCGTAAAGGGCAATTTTTTCGAGACGGCCTTTTCCACCGCCACCACCAAATTCCATCTTCGGCACCTTGCCGCCCTTAGCACGCATCGGCATGCCAGCGCCCGGAGGAAGCGGAGCGCCGGGGCCGGGAGCGCCGGGACCCATCGGCGGTGGACCGCCAGCGCCCGGAGGCGGCATCATGGGGCGTGGAGGCATCGGAGCATTGGGCGGCGGCATCATTGCGGGCGGCGGACCACCTGCGGGTGCTTGAGGAGCGCCTCCATGGCCGATAATTACATTGACCTGAGTCTTGCCCTTGCCCTTTACTTTTCCACCTTTGGCAAACTTTTCCTTGCCGGTCGGGAAGGGCATTGAGGTGTTGGCATCACCTTTTGCAGTCTGGCGAGAAATCTTGTCTAAACGCCTCTTCGGCATTCCGCCGTGGACGAAGCCGCCTTCAGCTTTCTTCTCTACGGACTTTTTTTTTACGATTTTCTCGTCTTCCGGCTCGTCCGACTTCGGAATCGCACCGCCCTTGGCATATTTGCCGATTTTAGCCGAATATCCGGCCTGCTTCAGAATGCGCTCTGCGTTTTTGCGCTTGTGATCATCGTGTTTCATAAACACAGCCTTTTAATGATGGTTTTCATCTTATCAGCATAAACTTCGCATTCTTTGACCAACTCTTTGTTGTCAGCCTTAGAGGCGTAATTCGCTACAAGCACAAGAACGGAATTTGCAATCTGCACCTTATCGCGTATCTGGTGTTCTTTCAGGCCACGCAAGCCGTCTACAGTCTGCAGCGGCGGCAAATCAGCAAGATCGAGAAATGCGATAGAGGAATCAATTGCCCAACCCAAAAAATCTCCGTCAGATTTCATACCCGAGAGGGTCGTGATAGCCGACGGAGAAGTTACAGCGGGTTGGCTGGTCGAAATTTCAAAGGGAGGATCAATTATTTGACCCGAGTCGAGCAACGTAGGGCGATATGGTGCTTGCTGCGCCTGCTCTTCATCTTCATTGGGAATTTCAAGAGATTCTGTTGACATATTTCAGTATAATATCATTAATCCGCTTGTGGCTCAAGTGGCTTTTGCGCTTCCTGTATTCTATCCTGCTCTGCGTTATGCAGATCAGCACCTGTTTTTATCTTAGCTTCTTCCAATTTCAATTGCTCAATCCTCTCGCGTGATTCGCGCTCTGCCTGCGCGTTCTGGTCTTCCATCTGTTGCTCGCTTTCCCGCGCCTGAGTCTCCATGAGGGCTGTGGCAGCCTCGCGCTGCTCCTGCTTCTGTTTGACCTGCACCATGGCCATCTTTGACGGGTCAGGAGGTGGCGGAGGAGGCGGTTGTGGCGGGGGAGGTGGCGGCTGAATTGCGCCCTGTGTCGGATAGCCAAGAGTTGCCAAGATGATTTCCAGTGCCCACTGCCGGTTAAGCTCGGGGAAGATGTTGATAAGCTGGGAAAGAGCGGTAGCCATCATGACGCGGTGAACATGCGAAGGTACATTCGGGTCCGAGACAGGTACTAAGTCCAGATCGTTGAATTCCTGAGCCTCCTCCCATTTACGGCGCGGATTCTTGGCGTAACGCGAAAGCGCGGTGGGGTCTTCTGCAAACAATTCCTTTAGCTTCTCAAATTCCTCCTGCTGGGAAGAGTGGTTCTGCTTGTGCAGGGCCGCCATCGGCTTGGTAGCCTGCTCAATCAGCGCCATCATGGTGCCAACCGGCACATCAGCACGACCCTCGCCAACCTGCACCTGAGCAGTCATAGCAAGGCGACGGGCATTATCCGATATATTCTTGGCCAGAGTCATCAAAACCTGACTCGGCTCCTTATAGGGGAGTGCCATCACGACATCGGTGATTTTCATGCCACCAGTCTTGATGGTTTTCATCCCGCCGGGGTTTACACGGATCTGCGTACTCTCCTGCCGTCCTCCGATATCAGAAGATAGCAACCCAGGGAAATTGGCGAATTGACCCGCATCAAGTAATTGACGCCCCAGCGCCGTAAGTGCCCTAGCAGTATTTCCGAGAATGTGAATGAATCCATAATGGTAAAATCCAAGCCCCGGTATGAACCCGAAGTGGACAAACCTAATTTTGGGCATGTAATCTGTGTCGTCTTCATCCCAGTTCCTCCTGATTTCAAGAATCTCACGGCTATCTTTGTCAATCGTCACCCGGTATGGCAGCGGTAATCCCTCTGGCGCACCTTTTTCGTCAAAGCCATATTCAGAAAGATCGGCCTCAATATAGCTCTCGTATACCGTGTGCCGTTCATCCTCATACCGAGGCTGGGGCATGATACCTTCAATCTTCTTAATTTTGCGTTCTGTTGTCGTCGGCTGCTCATGCGGGTGTACCAAATCGACATCACGGTAAACCCCGGCAATCATCATGCGTTTCATGACAGAGGGACGCATCGCAACCTTGTGTGTCATGCGTCCACAATTCGCCAGACTCACGGCATCATTACTTACGATAAAATCCTGCATGGAAACATAGTCAGACACAGGCGCTTTTCGTATGGGGCAGCGATAGATCTTCTTGAACCCATTACCACAGAACCCCTGTGCAAAAAGCATGCGGCGCGTATCGGGGTAATACTCCTTGCGCACGCTTGTCAGGTAATAATTCATGTCGTTTTCAAGGTCGTCTGCAAGGCGAAGGCGGTCGGGAGTGATATCCTTGGAGTAATCCTTGACCTTGACAGGTCCGGCAGACGGCAGCATCTCTGCGCTGGTTGTACACTGATAGTTTATGACCGCTTCAAGGAGTGTTGGGTCGTAAGTCTTGGAAACGGTGCCTTCAGCCGTAGCCTCGCTCGACGCTTCTTCAAGCGTGAGGCCCAACAGGTCGATACCTCTGTCATACGTCTTTTCAAGCTGAGCGCGGGTTTCAATATCATTGGCCACACCACGCAGCACATCATCGCAAAGTCCTGCAAGCTGATAATCATCTATTTTCTCGGCAAGATTGGCAGAAAATGTCGTATCTTTCGCAGCCATGGTCTTGCGACCATCAAAATCAATTTCAATATCCCCATTGTCGGAGATAGATATCGCTATTCCGGTAAGCGGGTCATACGAAGTTTTTTCAGGAGCAGATGACCCGTCATCCATAACCACGTCAACACCAGATGATGGCGAAGAAGGAGGTTCCTGATTGTCAGGTAATGTGGCCGGAGCAATCGACATTTTATCATTATACACGGTTTTAGTGCCTTTTCCAGCAGAAGGAGGTATAATGGCCGAATGACGGGCGGATTTTATTTCGACAGGGTTAAGGAAACCAGCACAACGACCGGCCTGACAAGCATTGCCCTTGCCGGTGCTGTCACCGGATTCCGCGCATTCTCCAGTGTCTATACAAATGCAAACCAACCGTATTATGTGGCCTGCGACCAGAATGGCCCTAACTGGGAAGTTGGGCAAGCAACGTATAACGGCTCCTCAAACACCTTAAGCAGATCAAGAGTTACCTCCTCAAGCAATTCAGGAGCCATAGTAAACTTTACGTCTGGTGCCCTTCTTATTTCTAACACCGTGCCTGCAGAAGATCTGCCAACAGCAGCAGGGCCAACCGGGACGGGAAAACTTGTCCTGGCAAATGCCCCCAGCCTTACTTCAGCGTCAATAGGAGCGGCAAATGCAAGCAGTCTCTCATTAAGTGGCAATATTCCATCATATAATAATATGGGTACTGCCGGTAGCGGGGTGCCAGCTATTTACGCCAGCGGGTCTGTTCTGAACACAGGAGCTGCGGTATCGTCAGTTGCTCCATACACGGTAGGGGCAGCAGCCGGTTATTTTTTAATTTGTGCGAACGTAAACACTTTTGCTGGTAGCACATATTCTTTCAGCGTGACAGTTACGTACACTGATGAAAGAGGCGCTAGCCGCACTCTTACATTGCCCTTTTCAAACGCCGCAGGTACTTTTGGAACACTTATCACCAATGCTGCGGCAGGCGCATTCGAGGGGGTAACGATAACGATTGGTTGCACCGCGTCTACCCCAATTACGATAGCCACAGCCGGTACATTCACCAGCGTGGCTTACAACGTGTTTGCTTCAATCATTCAAATAGCATAGGAGGGGGGGTATATGAATTACCTGTTATTACTATTGTTTCCCATTGTGGGTGGCTTGGCATGGCGGATTCGCGGCCAGTCCGAAATCTGGGGAGATACAGTTTCCCGATATTGCATATGGGGTGTCCCCGTCGGAGGGCTGGTACTTCTTCAAACACACAATATTATGTATGCCATAGTTTCTGTTGCGCTTGCAGGCATAGGAGCAACGCTCGGATATTGGGGGCAGTTTGATTTTTCTGTTCCGGGAAACTGGAATGTCAAAAATTATCTCATGCTCACAGCAACGGCAATGTCCCGCTTTTTACCGTTGTTCATTGCCTCCTGCCTTACCAGCCTACAATGGAATATATTGCCCGCAGTTCTCGCTGGGATCAGCTTTGTGCCAATTTATATGTTCTGTTTCACATATCTAAAAAGTTGGAACTGGAATAGTTATTTCAATCAGCCCTCATGCTGCGCCGAGTTTCTCTTCGGGGCAGTAATTTATACTAGTTTAGGTATTTTTTTACAGACCTAACCGTGAGAAGAATTAATACTTTATGCTTGGCTTTGACTCAATATCGCAAACATCACTTGATGATATAGGAAGTCTGCGTGCAACCAAAACAACGTGGTCGCCAAGCTCATCTTTATCCGCAGTAAGCGCAACAAAAACAAAAAGCCCTGCAACATGGGTTGCCTCCGCATCATTCTCTGCTATCGGCAAAAGCAAGGGTCAGAGTAAGGCAACATGGAATGCAAGCACTGTTTTTTCTGCAATAGGAAAATCAGCCTCTCTAAGCAAAGCAACGTGGAACGCATCGGCGTCGCTATCTGCAGTAAGTGCAGCTAAAAAGAAAAGTCCGGTGAGATGGACACCCTCGGCGGTATTTTCTGCTACAGGAAGGAGTGCTGCAAAAAGTAAGGCGACATGGAACGGCTCTGCCTCTTTCTCTGCAATCGGGAGAAGTAGCGATAAAAGGGCAATAAATTTTATTGCCCAAGCAGTTTTCTCTCCTATCGGAATATCTACAGCTCGCAGCATCTCGCTATGGAATGCAACAGGAATTTTCAGCCCTCTTGGCATAGCCTATAAACGTTCCATAGCCACGTGGACTGCCTCGGCCATACTAAGCCCAGAAAGTACGTCATCTGCACAATCGAAGGCAATCTGGTCGTCGAAAATAACATTTTCAGCGGTCGGAATGACAAAATTAGGCGCGGTTGGCTACCCGTTCCCCACTCAACACCTGCTCGGCGGAGTGCTACCGAAGAGAATCAAGCCTCTCCACCAAAGAATGCGGCTTCAGTAGGGCAAAAGCATCCTGCGAAGGAAGTTTCTCTGATCGCGGCTCGCATGACATCGATCTTCCCCATGCTTTAGCAGACTTTCAAGCTCTTCAAGCCGTTTTTTGCAAGCAATCACCTGCTGAAGATCGTTTTTCAGCTTATGCGCAAGCATTTTTTCACCAGTTTGCGTCATCTGGTAAAATTGTTGATAGGGTTGCCACACCTTCTCGGTCCCAAGAGGCTCTAAATTGAGTTTGCTATACGTCATACAATGCTCCAGGTTTTGCAGAAAACTCTTTCGGCTCTATTTCTTCCTCGTATTCATTAGTACGGAGCGCCCAGCCGGTGTCACGCAGAAACTTCACACCTTGAAAACACGCATCCGGCAGATCATCATGCTTCCCACGGGGGAAAATAGAAACCTCATCAATACACACTTGCGCCCACCACCTGTTTGGAGCCGCTATTATACCATTTTCAAACAAATTTGAAATAGCATGCGCACGCGCAATCTTGTCCCCCTTCGGCGTCACCCCTTGAACACCGAATTTTTCATTGCTGTATAGGCGTATCAGCTCTTGAATAAGCGGTATGCCGGAAGCCGTCTTCTCTACAATCACCTTATCAGCATGCATTTCATGGGCGGTATAGGCCACAAGCTCGACAAGACCCCATTCCTCGCGGTCAAGATATTGCTTGCGAGTCTCTCCCTTGCGCCGTTCCGGAACAGTGCCATGAAAACTCATGCGCTTCTGCCATGCGTCCATCAAAATGATACGCGGCTGCCCCTCATCGCGGTATAGGCCGAGCACCACAGCGGCAGAATAATCGTTGGCTCGCTTCTCTGTGAAGGCGGGGTCCACAGAGACAAGAATAAAGTCCATTGGAGGGTATTCCAAGACGCGAAGAGGATTACCGAACTCGTCAAAGACTTCACCCTGCTTGGGCCAGAGTTTCCACCACGATGATTTTATGATTCCGCCGCCGCGAGGGGCTGGACTTTGCATATACTGGCCAGCATAGGCATAGCTTGACATCTCTTTGTCAGATTTCAACTTGTCAACCGCCTCCTGACCATAAACTTCCGGCCAAAGCAATTCACCCTCTTCTTCACGCCAGTCCTGCCAGCCAATTGAAGTCATGCACCTGCGCTCAGAATCAAACTCCATCGGCAGGCAAAGATGCTCATACCCCATGTCGCGTGAAAGAATAAGACCGGAAACATCATCTTCATTGGAACGCTGCTGAATATTCACAAAGACAGATTCGTTGGGATCAATAACACGACTCGGGAGAACTTCCGTGTACCATCTGTTCGTTTCATCTCGCGTCACCTTCGACTCAACATCTTTGATGTTGTTGGCATCGTCAATTATTAGGCGATTGCCTCTTTCACCCGTACCAGTGCCACCCACTGACGAGGCTATCTTCCACCCGGTTCTGTTGTTTTCCACCTTTATCTGGTTATCTTTTGTCAGATCGAACCCATCACCCCACAGTGCCCGATATAGATCGCACATTATTACAGAACGAAACCTTCCATTATCGCGCTCTGTAAGGCTTGACGCATAGGAGAACGTCAGGTACCTGAGATGGGGATTTTTAATCCACTCCCATGCGGGCCAGAATACATTTACCACAATGCTCTTGGCGAAACCCGGAGGAATGTTGATTAAAAGTTTCCTTATCTGACCGGCAGAAACAGCCTCCAAATGCTCGCACATGGCCCGGATATGCCTAGCTTCACGGAACTCGCGCCCCGGCTCCAGATATTCCCACATCAGTTTTATGAATTCGTAAAGACTCGCCTCTGCCGCAGTCTGATAAATAATCCCCTTGGCCAGCATGGGATTTTGCTTAAAGAGAGCCTCAAGCGCTTTTGACATTTTTTTTCCTCTGCTCATGTCTATAAGCAGCAAGATTATAAATATGAATGGCGTAGCGTAATTTTCTTATTGAAATTTCAGGCTCATCTGGAATACCGCAATTAGTCTGCGTCAAAGCAATATCAAGTGCAATTTCATCCATCTTCTCATAATCAGGCTCGTTAGGATCTACCATTCATGAACTCCTCTGCCGATTTCTTGGCAGCGATATAAGTCTCGTCTGGCTCAGACTTATCCCCCATCAACTCTTCCCACTTCTGCCAATTGAGTGCCCACATTTCATCATTAGACCTAAACCATTTTTCAACTGGCTCTATATCCGGCATTGGCAGGCCAAGGGATTCTCGTATCTTCTTCGCATGTTCTGTGCGCTCAGGACGCTTTGCAATGAAGAAGTCCATCCAGAATCGCAGGTCACGCAGACGTTTCGTTGTCGGGGTTTTTTTATGAATAAAGCAGGCGGCCTCAACCATGTAAATCGGTAATCCGTGAACCATGGCTGATACTTCTTGAAGCCATGTGTCGTCAAACCAGAAGGGGAAGTAATCAGTATATATCTGACCAGCAGCCTGCCGCCATTTCTCCGGCACAATAGGTATCACCGGTCCGGCATTAGTTGTCCACCATACGACACGCCTGTCATCCTTCTTATAGGCATCTGCAATGCACACATCCCAGTATGGCCTCACAACAAGGGAGCGGTCTGTCACAAGGGCATAGACATCCGCAGGAGATTTTGCAGCCGCATAATCCCACGCTCCACCCAATGAGCCTCTTGGCCGTATGAAAGAATCAGCGAGAGAAACAGATGCCGCCTTGGTTTCCCAGTCATCTTCATCGCAAACTATTGTGTATTTTATCTCATTCTGTCCGCTGGCCAGAGCGTCAAGAGCACCCATGCAGGTGCGAAGCCCTGATGGATTGCCGCGCGAGGCGCAAAGTACCGATATTTTCATCTCCCTGCCGTACTTTCACTGAAGGCAATGTAGCGTTTGCCAGCGTCACTCTTGTTGGCCGCATACCACGCTATAGTTTCTTTGATGCCAGTTTCTAAATCCACTTCCGGTTTATACCCGTAAGATTGAGCACGGCTGATATCCATCAAGCGAATGGCATCGCCGCTCGGCTTATCCTTGTCCCACACAATGTCTACGGGGCCACCCGGTGCGTTCCTTGCCACCATCTCAGCAACTTCTTTAATCGTCACCGCACGCCCGGAAGCCAGATTGAGGGGGGCAGTAATTCCCTGTTCCATCGCCATCATCATGCCGCGCGCCACATCATCAGCATGCACAAAATCACGGATAGCAGACCCGTCGCCCCAGACAGTCAGCGGATTCTCTCCGTTCACCACGCGCGCTATCAGCGACGGCAGAACCATAGCCGTCTTGGAATCAAACCAGTCATATGGCCCGTAAACATTGGCAGGGCGCACGATAGAGCACTTCCAGTTATATTCTATCGCATACGCCTCAGCCTGCAGCTCCCCCATGCGCTTCGCCCAGCCAGCGAAGCGATCGTTTGGCGATGGGAACCCGTTCCACACATCGTCCTCTTTAAAAATCTGGGCAGGCGAATAAACACCAACGGTGCTGGTGTAGAGATAGCGGCTGACATTTGACTTCCTTGCCGCTTCCATCATGTTGATTGAAGTCTGCAGCGTTGGTACGAAGAACGATGCCGGATATTTCAAAGTGGCCGACGGCGAGCCTTTGACGCCGACAAGGTTGAAAACAAAATCCTGGCCGCTACACGCATACTGACAGCTCCTGAATTCGCGCAAGTCCATGGTGTAATTATCCGCCCCAGCAGGCAGACTATCCGTATCCATGGAGACAACAGTGACCTTGGCTCCCTGCTCGGCAAGCATCCTGACCAGCGGCCTGCCGATAAGGCCGGTGCCTCCGGCTACTAAAACTTTCCGGTTTCTATAAAAATTCATGTTTGTGTGCCTCATACCAAAGGATTGTGCTCGTTATACCGTCTTCGAGAGATACTTTCGGCGTCCATTCCAACTGAGAATGGGCAAGTGCGCAGTTCAATGAAGTGCTTACTTTAATGGACGGCTTATCGACATCATATTTCACCGCCAGATCCTTGCCAGACACCTTGATTATCTTGGCAACCAAATCACCGATTGTCGCGGCGTGGCCAGCACCGCAATTGTACAGGCCAAAATTGTCCGGCTGCTTCTCAATCGCACATTCAACGAAGTTCACAAGGTCGTCAATGTACATGACATCGCGCGCTTCAGAGCCATCGCCCCAGACATCAACCATGTGCGTGGCAGACATCACCTTGTTGATAGTCGCACCAAATACATGGGCCTTATCCAGCGCAAATTTGTCATGTGGGCCGTAAAAATTGCTACCGCGAACAACCGTGAACTTCGTGTCTCCAAGCCCAGCATAGAACGCAGCCATCTTTTCAAGATAAAGCTTAGTGCCAACCATTCCGAAATATCGCGGGTTCGGTGCAATCGGAGCTTGTTCATTTACAAAGCCGCCACCGTACATGGTCGAGCAGCTAAACCAGATAACATGCTTCGCCTTTTTCTCGAATGCATGGCGAAAGATATAGGAATTCATCACGGCATTGTCCGTCACATGGAGGTATGGCCGCTCAAACGTATCCTTGCAGCCCGATGTAACGGCAGCGGCCTGCACCACAATGTCCATATGGTTCATCAGCATTCCGACCATAGCCCCATTGCAGAGATCTATCTGGTGCCAAGTTATGTTGGGGTGATGCCATGACGGTCGCTGGAAACAAGTGGCGTGGACCTCATAGCCCGGATGATTGGCAAATCGCTCTGCGATATTATGTCCGAGAAATCCGGTTCCGCCGCACACAAGCATGGTTTTTTTTGTCATAAATATGTCTCCACCAATAGGGTTGAATGATCTGCTTCCATCGCAGCGCGGTATGCCGGGACTATCTCGTTTGCATCAGCCAGCCTCACAACACGAACCGTGCTTAACATTTTCTCAACCGCATCGGTATAATCTCCGAGATGCTGAGGGCCGGGGTCAAGCGGGACGGGAGTTGCTATAGCCGTGCGAATAATTACCTTCGGGCGATAGTCGCTGAACAGCGGAATCTTGTCAAGGTGCTGCACCAGTTGCGAGATAGCCTCAAGCATGAAATTGATGCGAGGGAAGATGCATATCGGCAGCCAGCCAGCCATGGCAATGCCGGTGCAAAAGCCCATCTGCATATTCTCTGCGACCGGGAATTCAAGACGTTTGTGCACAGGAACATCGGTCAGCGTATTCGACATGGCCGTTCCGGCACAAGCTACGGCCTGCCCGACGAAAATGGATTTAGGGTGGTATGACAAAACATTCATTGCCCTGCGAAGTTCCTCAAAATATTCCTGTTTCATAATAAATCTTTTATGTTAGCACATTTTATTGCGCCTTTTATAGCTGACTCTGGACCGGGACACTCAGGGCCAATTATACATCTTTCATCGCCGCTCTTTTTTACACGAGCTATCCATATCGGATCTTCAAAAAACACCTCCACGATATATCTTAATTCTTCCGTCATATCAAAACTCAATTCTTTTACCAGCACCGCTATGGGGAAATGGGAGTGCATACTCATATTCGTATAATATTCTTTCAACACCAAATTTTCTATTATGTTTTATACCCCACACTTCCCGCGTATCGGTACAAACACTTTTGTTATTATTCTCCACTATCAATCTTATCGGCAGATCCCACCCCCGTATATAATTCCTGCACTCTTGAAAAAGACCTGACATGGCACACATATCGCCAACAAAGCAGAACACCCTTTCATTGCCACCACTCTGCTTAATCTGCCATGCCACTCCAAGAGCTATCGGACAGCAGCCAGAAAAGATGGCGGAGGAGAAGAAGCGATGTTCGGGCGAGCAAACCGTCATGGAGCGACCAGCCATAATTTGTCTCTTGATCTCTTCTGCAGGAACGCCAGCAAGTAGCGCGTGGTAGTGATTACGCCACGTGGAGAAACACCAGTCGCCTTTTTTGAAGTCCTTGAAGATGTCTATCAACTGAGATTCATTATTCCCAGACAAGTGTATGGGCGCACGAATAAGTCCAGAGTTGAAGTCTCTGGCCACCTGAGCCTCAAAATTTACGAGTTCTTCAGAACTTATATTTGCCATAAGTCACCATAAAATCATCCACACACCCCGCAACATAATCCACAGCACGCTCATCAATATCCTGATGACAGCCAATGGCGAATCCGTTTCGCATAATAAAATCGCAGTTACTAAGCGCTCCGGCAGCGCGATGCTCATGCATCTTGAGAGCCGGATGGCGTGCCATGTTACCGGCAATGATGGGGCGGGTTTCCACTCCCTTGCTTTGCAGGAATGAACTCAAATCCCTGCATTTAAACGGCGCATCACCCTTCACAACAATCCCAAAGCCAAAGCAACTTGACTGTCCGTTCATCTGCTCTTCCTGAAACTGCAGGTATTCGCCGTACTTGCCAAGCCTGTTGCGGTACATAGTCTGGGCGGTGCGCCTCTTCCTCACAAAATAGGCTAGCTTGGGTAGCTGCTTCATGCCAATCACTGCCTGCACTTCAGTCGGGCGCAGGTTGTACCCGGTATTGATAAAGATAAAGCGCGGGTCAATATCGGGGTTGGCGTCGATATGCTTCTGCTTATCATCAGCCTCCCTGCTCCAGCCATGCGCGCGCAGGATACGCATCAACTCAGCCAGTTCATGGCTATTGGTGAAGGCAATTCCGCCCTCGAAGGTGGTGATGTGGTGGGAGTAATAGAAGCTCATGGTGCTCACCGTGCCGGAACTGCCCACCGGATGGCCGACATAAGAAGCGCCCATAGCCTCGCAGCAATCTTCAATCACGTACAGGCCATGCTTATAAGCCAGCGCGCATATTTTGTTCATGTCACATGGATTACCATACACATGCACCAGCATTATCGCCTTTGTCTTCGGCGTAATGGCAGCCTCCAGTTTTTGCATATCCAGATTGTAGGTGGAGAGGTCGCAATCCACAAATACCGGGATAAGTCCGTGTTGGATAATCGGCCAGATAGTCGTGGCCCACGAGAGCGCCGGAACAATCACCTCATCGCCAGCTTTCAAACTCCCATGCCATGCCGGGTTCGCCAGTGCCGCGATGGCGAGGAGATTGGCAGAGGAACCGGAATTGCACATCACGGCATACTTCACGCCAAAATACCTGGCGCATTGCTCCTCAAACTCCCGCACCTTTGGCCCCATGGTTACGTGGGTCGTGCGCATCTGCTCGCAGGCAGCCTGTATTTCCTCCTCACCGAAGGTAGGTTCGTGCAGACGAATTTTCATATATTATTAAGTTCGCCTAAAATAATAACTGTATTTTTCACCGACAATGTTCCGTCAGAGCTTGATAAGGCATCAATTTTTCTATTCAATTTTTTAAATTTTTCACGCCTAATGATTGCAGCTCTGGCGAAGAGGCACCATATCGCTGCAATCATAGCTAACATTACACCACCCTGCGCATATCTTTCAGTTAAAGACATCATTACACCGGTTTGCCTGTTGATATAATTAACAGGCAAGAATACAAAAATAGCGACAAATATTACTTCAAGACAGCATATTATATTTAATCCGGTTATTGGACTATCATTAAAATCAAAATCAGCATTGTCAGAACAATTCATAAAACCTCCTCTTCTCTAAGTTGTTTAAGCATGCACACTATGCGCTATGGGTTATGGATTGTCAATCATCGTGTTAAAAAATTTTCTCCGTTGTCAATGCGGTCACACAGGTGGTCGAGCAATAAGTTTTACTTTCATAATATCATCCAATTTGAGCGGCAGAGAATCCAGAAGTATAGTGATATAAATTCTGACCGCAGCATGGACAGGTCTTTTTCATATTTTTTTCAATTTCCTCCCAATTAGTTTTTGCTATGGCTGTTTCCTCTTGTGCTCTTTTTTTATACTGCTCAGATTTTCCGTATATAAATTTTCTACCTTCAGAGAATAAAAAAGAAATTGGCCAAATCATAGAGAGAAATATAGATAGCAATATGAATAT